AGCTGCGAGTCCTCTGCAACGTCAACCTGTTCACCGAAGGCTTCGACGCCCCCGAGACCGATTGCGTCATCCTGCTCCGCCCGACCCAGTCCCGCGCCTTGTGGTGCCAGATGATCGGCCGTGGCCTCCGCACGGCTCCTGGCAAGACCGACTGCCTCATCCTCGACCCCATGTGGATCAGCGGCGAGAACTCCTTCACGCCGGCGGACGCCTTCACGGTTCACCCTCAGGCCAAGGCTCCCGTCATCGAGGGGTCGCACGACCCGCTGGAAGCGGCCGAAGCCTGCGACCGCCACGCCGAGGAGACCATGCTCCGCCGCATCGCCGCCGAAGAGCAGCGGTCGGCGACGAAGGAAGCCCGCGAGCTGGGGCTGGTCGACCTGTCCGTCGCCTGCGCGGTGTTCGGCTTCGTCGTGCCGGCGGCGACATCGGACTCTCCGATGTTCGTCTACCAGACCACCGAACTTGCCCGCTACGGCGTCCACGCCCGTGGTATGACGTCTGACCAGGCCGACTGGATGATCGCCCGCCTGAAGGCACGGGAAGCCCTTAATCTGGCCACCGTGAAGCAGGTTCGCAAACTCCAGCAGTTCGGGGTGCGCGGTGCCGACAAGATGTCGAAGGAATCGGCGTCGAAGGCCATCGGCTCCGACTGGCGTATGCAGAAGGTGTCGAAGCCCAAGTCCCCCCTGCAACGCATCTACGGCCGCATTTTCCACAATGATGACTACTAAAAACAACCAGCCGCTGGTCTTCATGATCACCGGGGTCGCCCGCGCGGGAAAGGACACCTTCGCCGCCTGCATGATGGAACACTTCAACGGCAACGGCAACCGTTGCGAGGTATTCAAGTTCGCCGATGTCCTGAAGGAACGGGCGAACGATGTCCTCCGTGCCATGGGGGTCTTCAAGGCCGGCGTCATCGACTTCCACGCCGAAGATTTCAAGGTGAAACATAGGGGGCTGCTGGTCGAACTCGGACGCACCCTGCGGGGGGTCGACAAGGACATCTTCGCAAGGCACCTGAACGCCCAGGTGGCCCTGTTCTTCGACTACGCCCCGCTTGATGTCCGCCCCGTGGCTTTAGTCTCGGACTGGCGTTACCTGAACGAACACGTCTTCCTGACGAAGCACCTCGACGCGCAGATAGTGACGGTCGAGATTCAGCGTCCGGGCTTCGGGCCGGCGAACGACGAGGAGGCAGGCAGTCTGGCGGACATGATGTCGTCCATGCAGATTCGGCATACGCGATTGGCGGTTGACCCGGCTGGGGTACGGGGGGTAGCTTCTGAAATCTACCACATCTACCGATGAAACCTGACAGAGAGCAAATCGACCGGTTGGGCTTTGAAGCCTGGGCGGACAACGTCCTCGTCGACACGATTGAAAGCCTGCCGGCTGACTGCACGGGCTTCAGTTGCCACAACGACGACATGAGCGTCCAGGTCACCTTGGTCGGCAAGGACGTCGTCGGACGAGTCCGCGCTTACGTCAAAGGCTACGGCTGGAAGCACCACGAACGCACGATCCGCCGTGCCTGCTACGAAAACTGATGAGCGACCCTAAGCGATACGATGTCGGCATGACAACGGAGTTCAATCCTCACGGGTTTAACCATTCGTTCCCTCGCGTCTATGAAGCGGAGCAAGGTCGATATGTCGAATATGAGGACTACGCCCGCCTCAAGGCCGAGGTCGAGCGGCTGACCAAGGCGGGGGATTTGATGTGCCGAATGGCTGGCAATAACCAAGTCATCAACAGGCATTGGAAAACTGCCAAGAAGGGGGTGCAGTCGTGAGCCGCAAGAACCCTTACGAAGCAGGAACAATCAAAGCGACCACTTGGGCTTTGCTAAAGCCTGTCCGACAAGCGGAAGCCAAACGCAGGAAGAACACAAAGGGTGCTTTTGGTAAATCCAAGAAGGGTGACCAGCCGTGAGCGAGCCGAAGCGATACCAGCGTTGCTACCACAAGGACTACATCCCAGAAGGGATGGAGGAACACTACAACGGCAAGTGGGTCAAGTGGGAGGACTACGCCAGCCTCAAGGCCGAGTTTGATTTGCTGGACGAAAGCATAAAGCTCGGCCCGTCCACAATTCCCGTAAGCCGTGGTTATTATTTATGGAAAGAAAGCGAACAGTGCGCCCTCCGGGAAGAGAACGCCCGCCTCAAGGCCGATAACAATCGCCTTAAGGAAGCGATTGCAGACTCTTACAAGGCCGTAGATGAAATGGAGAAAAAGTTTAAAGAGTTAGAGGCTGAGTTTGAAATGCATCCTATGGCTGCCGAGAACGCCCGCCTCAAGAAACAGGTTGAGAGGCTGACCAAGGCAATCGACACGCTTATTGAAGCAGGAGACGATATGGCTAAAGATGAATGCAGTCGTGTTTCATATCGTGATTGGGAAGCCGCAACAATCGCCGCCAAGGAGGGCAAGTCCCAGCCATGAGCGAGAAACCGCCGTTTGATATGAACCCGTTTTTCTGGGGCGTTGCGATTGCTTTGCTTTACCTAATCATTGGTCGACTTGATGACATCATCAAACTACTACAGTCCGCAAAATGAACGAACCTAATAAATACGAGTATGTGAGCGAAACCAAACGCACCCGCGCCGGCTACGGCGACGTCAAGCAAGCCCTCATCGAAGGCCAGGAGCAGGGGCTGACCTACGCCGAAGTCTCCGCCAAGCACGGCATCCGCCGGCCCAGCCTTTACATCGCCGCCAAGCGGCTCGGAATCTCCCTCAAACCCTCAAAGCATACCAAATGAGAAAACCCCCTATCAACCTCACCGAATACACCCACAAGATGCCGCGCCGTTGCCACGCCCTGCTGGTGATCCTCGACGGCGGCAAGGTGGAGCATCCCGAGTTCGTGGCCTACAGCCGCGACGAGTTCGCCGACTCCATGGCCAAGTGGAAGCGGACGGTGCTGCCGACCCTCCGCCGGTCGAACGTCGAGTTCTGGGAGCTGCACAACGGCGAGCATACCTGCGTCAACCTGCTCAACCGATGAACAACCTCAAAAGGGTCAACAGGTACGGCAAGCCGCCGGCGCGGACTATCGTCCCCGAGGCGATCGCCCGTGGCCTGACGACGAAGGAGGCCGCTTACGAGTACGGGTACTCCCTCAGGGCCATCCAAGAAGCCGCCAATCGGCTCAATATGTCCTTCGTCTGGGTCGGGTTCGGCCGACCCCCTAAACACCTGCCTAACAATAATGAACATCAATAAAGGCTGGAAGCGGTTCATGGCGGTCGGCTGTTCCCACGGGATGTACGCCGACCCCAAGGCTATCGAGGGCGTCCTCAAGTTCAAGGAACGGTGGAAGCCCCACATGACCGTCCACCTGGGCGACTTCGTGGACATGACCCCCTTCATGTCGTCCGCCCGGGGCAAGGGGGACGCCATCGAGCCTGATATCGGCGGGGGCTTGAAATTCCTCGATCAGCTCCGCCCCAATGTCGTGCTGGCCGGCAACCATGAGGTCAGGCTTTGGCGCGAGGCCGCTTCGGACGACGAAGTCTACTCCGGGTACGCCATCCGCCTCATCAACGACATCACGGAACATTGCCGGAAGCGAAAAGCCCTGTTCGTCGAGTACACGGGCATCTGGCAGGCGTTCCAGTTGGCCAACTACAAGTTCACGCACGGCACCGTCTACGGCGAGAACGCCCCCCGGGACATGGCCGAGATGTACGGCAATGTTATCTTCGCCCATACCCATAAGGTCGGCCGCATGACCGGCCGGCGGGACGACACCCCGACGGGCATCAGCGTCGGCACCCTGACCCGCCGTGGTGCCATGGACTATGCCAATACGCGCCGTGCCACCTTCGCCTGGTCGCAAGGCATGGTCTTCGGCTACTATACGGACGAGAAACTCATACCGTGGGTGCATGAGCAGCCGCACGACCAAGACGAATGGGTTCTGCCCATCTGACATGAAGGCCAACGACGTCCTGAAGAAACTCTGGGCGATCAAAGCCCGCAAGGCCGACGAGGTGCCGAAGGGCTTCAAGTCCATCGACGGCTGGGCGAAGGAGTGGGACGCGACGAACGGCACGGCGCGGGTCTGGCTGCTTGAGCTGGAGAAGGCCGGCAAGATGAAGAGGGTGCGTCTGCGGTTCTTCGACGGGAAGCGGATCCAGATGAAATACTTTTTCGGTTGACGCCGAAGGGGGTAAGGGGGATAACGAATCCGCCACCTATGAAATATCTATCAGTCTGTTCTGGAATGGAAGCCGCGTCCGTCGCTTGGCACCCGCTCGGCTGGACTCCTGTCGGCTTCTCCGAGATCGAACCTTTCCCATCCGCAATCCTCAAACACCGATTCCCTAACGTACCCAACCATGGAGACCTCACCAAACACGCCGAGTGGCCCCTATCAACTGGAGATGTGGACTTGCTCTGCGGCGGGACACCCTGCCAGTCTTTCTCAATCGGAGGCAAGCGAGGAGGCATGGATGATGTCCGTGGTAAACTCGCCCTTGCCTTTGCCGAGCTGGCTGGACGACTTCGACCGCGCTGGATCGTCTGGGAAAACGTCCCGGGCGTTCTATCCAGCGGCGGAGGACTCGATTTCGCCGCCTTCCAAAGGTCGCTGGTTGACCTCGGGTATTGCTGTGCCTGGAGGCAGCTCGACTGCAATGGCTTCGGACTTCCCCAGCGTCGTAAAAGAATCTTCCTTGTCGGATATCTTGGAGACTGGCGACCACCTGCTGCGGTATTGTTTGAGCGCGGAATGTTGCAGGGGAATCCTCGAAAGGGCGACGAGGAGGGGGAAGAGCCTGCCGCTGCCGTTGATGACGGCCTTGCAGAATGTGGCGAACAAGGGATGATCCCTTACCGGAAGTCACGTCGCGCACAATCTAAGGAAGATTACGAGACTTGGGTTAAGGCTGACTTTGCCAATTGCCTTAACACGTTCGATCTGACTGGCGATATCCGGTCTACCCACGCCATCGCTTTCCAACCAGGCAACCTTCGCCGGCAGGGAGGGGCCAACCCTTCCTATGACTTCTTCCCTACGGTCTCCACGGACAGCGGAGACCAGAACGCCCATGTGGCCATCCCCCCGTCGACGGTTCGTCGACTGAGCGTCGTGGAGGTCGAGCGTCTGATGGGTTTCCCCGACAACTGGAGCCGTATCCCTTGGAAGGGCAAGCCAGAGGAGGAATGCCCAGAATCCCCGCGTTATCACGCCTGCGGCAATTCCATGGCCGTGCCGGTCATGCGCTGGATCGGCGAACGCATCAATTTCATCCATGGCAAAGTATCATCCTGACGCGATCCGCATCGAGCCTGCCGAATGGTTCGACGATGCTATCGTAGGCACGTCCAAAGACGGTTTCCTGATCTACTCCTATTATAGGCTCATCGACGTACACATGAGGTACATGAACGAGTCCGAAGAGGACAGCGCGGAATGGATTAACTTCAATGTGGTCGGCCTGACCTGCGACAACGCACCGACATTCAAGATCAGTTACGCCGCCAGGTACCAATGGAAGGAATATAAGCCGAGCTGTCTTAAAGGATTGCGTAAGCGGAAATAAGCGTCCACAAGTCAAAGAGCCACCATGACCACCGAAGATCGTATTTCCGGGGCGAGAGCCTATCTCGCAAAACTGCCCGCCGCCGTCGCCGGCCAAGGCGGACACCCCGCCACCTACCGCGCCGCCAGCATCCTCGCCAACGGGTTTGACCTCCCCTGGTCGGACGCCTGGGCTTTGCTTCAGGAGTTCAACGCCCGCTGCTCGCCCCCTTGGTCGGAGAAGGAACTCCGCCACAAGTTGAACGATGCCTACGTCAAGCCGCACGAACGCCAGAAGGGCTGGCTCGTCGCCGGCAAGGAGCGTCGGGTCGGCGCGAACGGCCGCTTCGTCTTCGACCCCACCCGGGTCGCCGAGCTGGCCGACGCCCAGACACCCTTCACGACGGCCGACGTCCTCCTGAACTGCTTCAAGGACGAGGACGTCATCTGCATCACGAACGAGGCCGGCCAGACCGAGGACGGCAAGTGGTTCCCCGCGTCCAAGGGTCTGTTCCTGACCCGCGCCGAGTGGATTACCAAGTTCTTCGGCCCAGGAGCCGTGGGGGCGTCCAAGTTCGCCGGCACGGAGTCCGGGGCATGGATTCGCATCAACCCCTTCACGCCGGATGACTTCACGGGTACGGACGGGGCGGTGTCGGCCTACCGGCACGTCTTGGTCGAGTTCGACAAGAAGCCGAAGGACGAGCAGGTGGCCATCTTCCAGCAGTCGAACCTGCCCATCAGCCTGCTCGTCGACTCGGGCGGCAAGTCCGTCCACGCCTGGGTGCGTGTCGACGCCCAGAGCAAGGAGCAATGGGAGGAACGCCGTAATACGGTGTATGACTACCTTTCCGACCATGAGCCTGATCCGCAGAACAAGAACCCTTCCCGCTGGAGCCGGCTGGGGGGCGTCATGCGCGGCGAGAACGAGCAGAAGATTGTGGCGTTCAAGGTCGGGGCTTCCGACTGGGACGAGTTCATGGTCTGGCGGGAGGGTCAGGACTTCCCCGAGGAGGTCACGACGGACGTCCTTGAGAATTACGACGTCCTGAACGACCCGAACACGGTCATCGGTCACGGCCGCTGGTTGCAGAAGGGCGGCTCGCTTCTGATCACCGCGCAGTCCGGCATCGGCAAGTCATCCTTCGCCATGCAGATGGCTATGTCGTGGGCTTGCGGGCGGGAGTTGTTCGGAATCCCGGCGAAGCACCCGCTCAAGATGGGCGTCCTCCAGGCCGAGGGCGACGTCGGCGACATGGCCCAGTCATTCCAAGGGGTGATGTCGGGCATGAGGTTGAACAACGACGAGAAGGCCATGGTCAGGCAGAACCTGCACTTCTTCAACGAATCGTCGAAGCGCGGCGACGACATCATCCAGCTCGCCCGCAAGATCGTGGTCAGGCACAAGTTGGACGTCATCGTCCTCGACCCCCTGATGGCGTACATCGGCGGGAACATCAACGACAACGTCGACGTGACGAACTTCTGCCGTGGCCTGCTGGAGCCGATGCTCAAGGAGACGGGCTGCATCGCCATCCTGATCCACCACGAAGGCAAGCCTAAGGCCAAGGAGGTCACGGACGGCCAGACCTTCTCGGACATGATGTACAGCGGGACGGGCGGGGCGGAGTTGGTGAACTATGTGCGAGCCGTCCTGAACATCCGCCGGGAGTCCAAAGACCAGCCGGTGTTCTCGTTCAACCTGTCGAAGCGCGGCAAGGAGGCTGGGATGCGTACCCCGGAGGGTAAGCCCACCCTGACCCTCAAACTGAAACACGCCGACGAC